ATTATTATTGTTTTTTTGACAATCCCAAAATTTATTGCAGTATAATGGTACGAAAATAATGCTACTAAAATTAGATATGCTGTAAAATATCCATATCAAAATTGGATTGGATGAATTGTTCTAAATAATTTTCATCAAATACTTCTTTTTTTCTTTCATGTTTTTTTGTAAAAATGAATTGTTCCCCATTCTTTTTGATGGACCACCCTTTTTCTAAAGCATTCATTAAAAAAATCATGATTTTTAATTGTTTCGGGTTAATATTATTTGGTTGATAATGAACATGAATATCGGTATTCATTTGTATATTGTTATTGCATACTTAATTTTTACGATTTTTCTTTATTGTTCGTCTTTTTTTGTGTTTTTTGGTTTTTTTGGACCCTTTCTTTTTGCGAGAATTTTTACGACGTTTTTTAGTTTTTTTGCCACCTATTATTCCAAAAATAGTAACAGCCTTATGTACAATACGATCTAATATTGTAGTTCTTACTGAATTTTCTGATTCTTTATAAGGTTGTAACAATTGATATTTTGCCATAATTCTGTTATATATTTGTAAATATTGAATAATAGTTGATATGTTTCCATTAATATCATCGGTTAAAACTATTGTTGTAATATTATCCGTTAATTGTGTTAATTCTCCATATAAAGAGCTAAAAACAACATCAAAATTATCAAATATTAAAGGATATTCGGTCTGAACCGCAGTTATAAATGTCGGAGTATTATTAATATAGTGATAGTATGTTTTTAATTTATCTATTTGGTTAAATGTTTTTTTTGTATTAAGAGATGTTTCAATTCTTAAAATTATCTCCTGAAATAATTCTTTATTTATTTGCATCTCGTCAAAACCCAATCTAACATAAGACTGAATAACAAACGCAAAATTATGTTGTATATCTTTTAAAAAGGTTTCATCATTTACATCTAATAAACCACTTAGTAATAAAACGCGATTACTTAGTACTTCATATATATCTGCATTTCTCCCTATATAATTAATACTTTCATCTATAATATTCTGATATTTGTAGGCATCTATTCTCCAACCGACAAAATCATTAACCATTGTTTCTATTTCACTGTAATCAATTGATTTATCAACATTATATGTTATCATAGATTGACTTAATGTATCTTCAAAGTCGTCAAGAAATACTTCTGTTTCCCCAACTACAAGTGTCGGGTCTCCACCAGATTGTTTATTATTTATAGTACTATTACCACCACCTGTTATTTTTACAGGCGCTGTCAAATTTTCATTTACTTTTAAACAATCCACAATAAAATGTTTCAATTCTTGAATAATCAATTCAACACTACTCGGTATTTTTTGACTTTCACCTTTTTTATTATTTAACCAATCAGCAATACGTTCATCTTCAAATTTATTGAGTTTTGTAAGATCACCATATGATTTTACAATTTTTGAAAATATAGCATTAAATCCTTGATTTGTTTTAAACTCATTGAAACTATTATTTAAAAAAGGTCCTATCAAACCTAATTTATTAGATAAAAGACTTGACAATGACATAATTTGACGAATATTATCATATTGTTGAACAATAATATTAACATCCGCTTGTGGATTTCGTTCGCGATCATATAATTCACTAATTAAAAATTTCCAATTTGATTTACTACCAATACGAACACCCATCAAACGTCTTCCTATTAAATTTTGTCCAAGAGTTTCAAAGTCACTTGTTATACTGTTTAATTTATTTGTTAATTCATCTACTTCATATGCTTGTAAAAAAAATACTATCTTTGGGTCAGTCATAATTGTATTCAAAACAATCATCTCTTGATCATTAATATTGCCAATTGTGGGGTTTAATTCAAGTGTCGCACCAGTAACATTCGATAAATATTTTGCTTTATCCGAAAAAATTGTATCTGTTGGCAAAGGTTGTAAAGATTGAATAAAAGGTGATTTAAATGCTGATACATATTGACTCCCATTTGTATAAACATTATTAATTTTTTCATATAAACCTTCAATAATATTAATATAAGAAATCGATTTATCAAAATTAATATAGAATGCTGCACGACGATGGTCTTTATTTTCTGAACCTTTTCCTGTAAAATTTTTCATGAAAACATTTGTACTAACCATCATAATTGTTTTTCCAGCAGATAATAAACGTCCAGCAAGAGGTCGTTCAGATAATAAATAGTTTATTTGAAACTGCAGACTGTATTTATTTTTAATCCATTCCATAATTTCACCAAATACAATATGAGATGTATCACCTGAAAATTTCAATATACTCCAACCACTTGGTGATTGTTTTTTGTTACCCATTAATCTTGAAATTTCTTGCATACATGCGTTTTTAATTGGGTCCTTGTTATCAGAATTCCTACAAACCACACTTTTAAGTTTTCCCATAATGGAAGATATACATGTGGCAGCCATGGATTGTGATGTGGTATATTGAACGCCACCTGCAAGTCTTGTTGTATTATCAGCATTTTGTTGAAATTTAACCTCCCCTTTCACGTTTTGATAAATAGTATTGCAAAAAGTATCAATAAAAGTAGCAGTATCTGCACTAATCATATAATATGCTTCCATTCCACGATAATAAAATATGGGATTTGATATATAACCATCACCATTTACCATAAAACCGTCAAAACGTATTTGACTTAATTGGTTCAACATATTATAATATTCAACTTGACTTCCTGCGACTCCCAAATAAGGATCTTCTTCAACACTTTCTTTACAAAATATCATTAAATATGCCCACAAATAATTTAAATTTACACTATTTATTATTTGTATTTCTTTGGGAGTATATAACACCATTGGAGAAGTTATTATTTTATTATAAATAGTATTCAATTCACCTTCATCAATAGCAATTATTTCAATATTTTTAAAAAAATCAATAATATAACGAAACATTAATAAATCATAATTAAAATAGGCGGTATATTGTAATCTTGTATCGTCTGACTTTGCTATCATAAGTTGTTGTCCAATTCCTCCTCCTCCTTTTAGAGGATTTGTAAATCCAGGAGAACCCGTTTGTTCAAAAAAACTTTTTAATGATGCGGCACTTTGATCTAATAAATTATTTAAACCCGGGACACAAGCACCTGGAAAACAATCTTTTATATAACAAAATTCGTTGTTATTAGGAATCGTATATGGAATTCTTCCTTCATCTACACTTTGTGCGTCTTCTGAAATAACACACTTTGCATATGTATTTAATGATTCTGGTATAAGTAAAGGAGGTGTTGTACCAGTTTGCGTATATTCAATTACTTTATCTTCCCAATCATTTGGTTTTGCATTTTTGCCTTCTTTTCCTAATTCGTCATGAACCGAATCAATGGTTTTTGTAGCGTTAATAATAGGTACAATTGAACCTGGACTAGGGGATACACTATTCGTAGATGCAGGGGGACTATCCCATTTAATAAATGTAGTAGCATCTATAGACAATGTATTTACAACTGGAAATCCATTTTTTGTATCGTATTCACTTTCCATAATAATTTAATTGTATATTTACTATTTAGAATTTTTTTACAAAAATAAACATATTAGTTTTTCAACAAAATACATAAAAAAGAAAACATATTTTTTCATATTGAAGTGGAATTTGAATGAGCAAACAATCCAAAAATGCTCAATTAAAACAAATTACGTCATTGGACGAAAAACATGACGAAATGCTAGATAAATTTTACAACAATGAGACGAAGCAAATACCTAAATTAAAGGGAGAGATCAAGATTTTAAAGGAAGAATTAACACAATATTCGAATGAACAAATTGACAAAATCTTGGACATACAAGACAAAATTTCAGAAAAGAAATACACTATCAAACAAATGCAAAAAGAAAAGAAGAAATATTTATTGGATAATTCAAGATTCATTTTTGATTATTTTGAGTCCAAGAAACAAATATCTTCGGGGGATCAAAATCAAAATGTCAAGGTATTGAATTCCTTTTTCAAGGTTAAATCCACCACTTCTGATCGAAGTGATCCTGACAAATATAATCAATCGAAAAAAATGTATCAAGATTATTGGAGAAATGTGAATAATGAATTCACAAATCCACAAGACTACATTTTATCTTGTGATATTTGCACAGTATGCGAGAAGGGGGAAATGGTACCGCAAGATGAGGACGGTATTATGATTTGTAATAATCATTTGTGTGGTCAATTTATTACTTATATTATAGATAGTTCAAAACCGAACAACAAAGATCCACCCAATGAAGTTTCTTATACAGCATATATAAGATTGAATCATTTTAAAGAGATTTTGTCCCAATTTCAAGCCAAAGAAACCACGCAAATACCGGACGAGGTTATTGATGCGATTCGTGCGCGCATTAAAAAGGAACGAATTACAGACATGAAATGTATCAATTATGATAAAATGCGAGAAATATTGCGAAAATTGGGACTTAATAAATATTTTGAACACATTCAATATATTAATTCCATATTTGGTGTGAAACCGCCGATCATGAACGAAGAATTGCATGAAACATTATGTGTTTTGTTCATTGAAATACAGAAACCATGGGCAATTCATTGTCCTGCAAATCGAACGAACTTTTTCAATTATACGTACACATTATATCAATTATGTACGCTACTTGATCAAACGCAATATTTACCTTATATTCCTATGATGAAAGATAGGGAAAAACAATTAGAGCAAGATATGATATGGAAAAAGGTCTGTGGCGATTTAGATTGGGAATTTTTCCCCACCGTGTAATGTAAATTTGTTACATTATTCAATTCTTTATAAATACATTTTTTTCTACTCTATTTGTAAAAAGATGTATAATATTTTATTTCATGTTTCTGGCATTGCCATATTAGAAATTTGCTTTTATTTTTCTTATATTGGTCCAATGGAAACAACCATATTTGAAAAAGTAGTTGGAAAATTAGGTAATGAATTGGTGCAATTAGTAGATACAAATATGAATTTGCTCGAAAATATCGCATACGAAAATATGAATTCGTTAAACCCCAGTTCTTCGAGATATTTATTAGAAATTGACACTGTGTATGATTTAGCAACTTCAAATCAGTTTTCTATTGGCGGTTTTTTTCCGGGATTAACAGTAAATAATGGAAACACGAGTCAAACAAACGATGAATATATGGAAAATATAAGACGTGATGCAGAAGAAGAACGGAATAAAAAAAATCAAAAATTATTTATCCAAATTATTGAATATTGGGGTATATTAGCCGGAATTAGTGTGTTTATTTACATAGTGGAACATAACTATAAATCATATACAAAAAATAAAATAGAAAGAAGTATTGTCCCTGTAACGTCAGAAGAAAATGATATTGAAATGCAAAACGTGGTTCGTTATCGTAAAGGATCAGATATTGAAGATAACATGTTAGTGCATGAAAACACAAAAATATATTGCGATAAAAATTGCACCCAGCGTTTAGGATATGCTGTACATTATTTGATGTTCGGGTGTTGTATTATTGGATTTCAATATTTGTTTTTTGAAAATGTAGTTTTGAAATATGATCCTTTATCCATTAACGAAGTAAAATATTTATTGTATCTTAAATTCAAACCAGTACTTGAAGAATTAGGATATTAATTTTTGTTTAATTTGATCGGTGTAAAACATGCGTTAAACACTGAGATATACAGATCATGATAGCGACAGTTCTGAATTATAATTTTGTTAAATGATAAAATCGCCAAATTACATTATATTATGAATAACATAAAAATATTTTCGAGAATAAAACCTAATGCAAATAATAACGCGGATACCTGTGTTTTTAATAATAATGATACGATAATTGTAAAAAAACAACAAAAGGCATATTTGAACAATTATATTGTAGATTGTAATTATAAACTCGACAAGGTGTTTGATGATAAATGTGCAAATATGGATATATACAATTACATATCGATCGAAATATTGAGAAGTATATTAAAATACAATAAAAATGCTACTTTTTATGTCTATGGACAAACAGGTTCCGGAAAAACACACACTATTTTAGGTGATCATAAAATAAAAGGAAAAGAAGAGGAAGGATTTGTAAGTTTAATATTACGTGACATATTAGATATAAACTATCCTGTAAGTGTAACGTTGGTTGAAATATATAATAATAAATGTTACGATATATTAAACAATAAAAGACTGATTCATCAGCGTGAAAATCATGATAAAAAATTTGTCATGTGCAATATTCAAAAAAAAGATATCAAAACAAAACAAGATATTGCGGAACTGAATCATATTATTTTAGAAAATCGACAAACCGGTATTTCTAGCGAAAATAATACGTCATCGCGTTCGCATTTACAAATCAACATCGAATTCAATAATCATTTTTTGAAAATCATGGATTTAGCTGGTTGCGAAAAGGCAAAAGTATCTATATGTGCAAATAGAGACAGTTATAAAGAAAACGGTGAAATAAACCAAAGTTTATTTGCATTAAAAGAATGCATTCGAGCATTGGTTGATAAAAAACCGCATATACCTTATCGAAAATGTGAATTAACAAAAATGCTGCGACAATCGTTTGATCCCGAGTCCAAGACCTATGTTTTATCTACCGTTTCACAAGATGTATATAATTCAAATACAACAATTGATGTATTAAATTATATTACCGATATGAAGAAAATAAAGTGTGTGCAAAAACGTCAAATGCCCAAAATACCCAAACCTGTTCCAAGACAATTACAACAATTGCCATCGATTAAAGAAAAATATGCAATTGGTAGTCCAAAATACAATATGATAAATTCCAACAAACATATTTTACAGAAATTAAGTAACATGGAAACGAACGTATTAAACAAAATATTGGATCGAAAGAGTTCCAAAGATTTATTTGATAATTACACAGAGATTTTAGAGAAAAAACGAAAAATATTAATGAATGAAAATATAAAAAAACAAATTTAAACACTATCTCATATAGTATTTAAATGCCATCGAAACAACAAAAACGAGCAGATAAGACGGAACAACGTGAAGTTGAAAAACATCAACAACAACAAATATTACAAGAAGAAGGTTCTTGGGAAAAGGGCACAAATAAACGGAGTCTTTTAAAAAATCAACAACAAAATGAAAAACAAGAGGAAAAAATGCGAAATGCAAAAGAAATGAATGAATTATTAATTCTAGAAGAAGAATCTCTTGGACAGTGTAAAAAATCAAAGTCCGGAAAAAAGAAGGGTGATGACGTTGAATTGTTACATCTTTTAGCCACTATGCCAAAATCAAAAGCTCAAAAAGACAAAGAAGACAAAATGCGAAAAAAAGAGGAACAGCGTATATTAGAAGAAGAGCGAAGAAAGAAAAAAGAAGAGTCAATGCAGAAACAAGAACAAAAAGACAACAAATTATTAAATAGAAATATTGTCAATAATGATATATTATTAACCAACATTGATAATAATCATAATGAATATGTGAATTCAATTGATGAGGCAATTAATATGTTTGATAGTAATGAAGATGAACTATCAAACGACGGGTTCAAAGAATTTTATAAAACGCAATTTCAAATATTAAAAGAACAGAATCCTGGTTTGCGTTTAAACCAATACAAAGAACGTATTTATAAAATGTGGAAAAAGAGCGATGAAAACCCCTATAATAACAAATAATTCGAACTCATAAAATTTATCTTTTATTGAATGCCCTCGGTTTTTTTCTTGTTTTTGTCATAACCGAAATATTCATCATTGCTAAAAAAACAGTGATAACAATTATTATTCCTATACCTAGAGTTTCTATCATTATAATATTCATATATTATAACGACAACAAATTTTATCACTATTATGCAGTGACATTTTTGACCTATATTTATTATAATTAACTTAAAAAAATATCAATTATAGTAAGATATATTCAAGTGGTTTAAAGACCACCGGGGAAACCGACCAGATTGGCGCCAATACCGAAACCGGCACCACCACGGGCAGAAGATGCCATTGTGGGGACGAAGACGTCCAATACAGCAAAAGTTGCTGCAGCAGTTAATGCAATTACAATAACCTCTTCCATTTTAAGAGATTGCTTAGGGATAGCATAGGCAGCAATAGCTACCATGAAACCCTCAATTAGATACTTAAGTGCGCGTTTTACAAGTTCGCTAAAGTCAAACATTCCGTCCATAATATTAATATACTATAATGATCGAAAAAAAAATATTATGAATTATAGATTAATAAGTAAAATATTATGAATTATAGATTAATAAGTAAAATTACTTAAACATAATGGAGAATAAATAGTATAATTGCTAAATGAGTGATTCTATTTCTTTCGAGCGAAAAACAATGTCTGATGGACAAGAAAACCCAAAATATGTTGATGTTTTAGAAGAGGACTCAGGTATTGCGGGACAAAAATTTACATGTATGTCATTTTTGTCTCCTGAAAAAATTCTAGACAAGCGCGAACAATTTCTATTTGATACTTTTGTCGAGCAATGGGATTTTACTAAATCTATGACAAAATTTGGGGATTTCATTAACTTTATTTCTTATAAATATAATTTAAATGTTGAAACTTTGATGACAGATTATAATGATTTTTGCAAAGAGGAACAGCAATGCCTAAAAGAGAATGGTGTAAGCGATGATTATAAGAATTTTTTGGACAAAAACGAAGAACGTTTAACCGAGCAATTTTCACGAGAACATGCGTTCCAAACATCTGTACGTGGTCTGAAAAATCGTGGTAATTTTGCAACACAAGAAGAAGCGGAAATGCAATGTAAAAAATTACGTGAGAAGGATCCAAGTCATGATATTTTTGTGGCCCCAGTTGGTGTTTGGTTGCCATGGGATCCAAATGCATACAAGACTGGACGTGTTGAGTTCATGGAAGAAGAGTTGAATAAACTTCATCAAGAAAAGATTAAGAACGAGGCCAAGGCCAAGGATGAATTCGAGAAACGTGTCAAGGATACAAAGCGTAAGGCAATTGAGGAGAATATTGTTAAGGCCGAACAATCAGGTAATGTATTGACACAAACAATTACCGAAGAGGGTGATCTTATTGGTGTGAAGGAAACGGTTGATTTCGAAAGTCGTGAAGTTGCAAATGAAGATGACAGAAAGAAGCATGAGGAAGATCTACTGAAAAAAAACGCTACTTCAGCTGCCAGCATTAAAGAAGAGTTGGACGGTCAAGATGAGGATTAAATATTAGAATAATAATAATAAATTGCATATTGTTATTATTTACCATTTGCTAGTCGTTTTTTTAACATTAATTTGTTGTCCCGTATTACGTTTTCTAGATTTAGAAGGATCATATGCTTCGTCTTCATCGTCAGACCCCATATTCTTGGATATATCCCAAAATTCTTTCGAACCCAATTTGAAATCTGGATGATTTTCTGCTCTATACCAAAAAATTTGGTCATAAAGTTTATTCGATTTTGCATTATTATTGATCACTAGACATTCATAATTTTCGGTTGTTTGATCCATGACAGAAGAAAATGATTCCAATGTTGGAAACATGGATGCATAATTTTCCCAAATACGCTTACGATTTGTCATATAGGGTTCTCGCAATATAAAAACATAATCAATATTTGTTCTCAAATTTGGAGGTATTCCTAAAGGGTATTGCATAGTAATAATAAGCATAACTTTCCAATGACGCCCGTTCATAAAGAGTAATCTCATCATTTTGTCTCGAGTCCATGTTTGGTCATATAGACAATCATCAAGAATGACAAATGTTCTTGGATCGATAGTACTTTTCTTATACATTTCAATATCTTTGTTCATTTGTTTTAAAACCGCCTTTTGGCGTCTTAATACATTTTCAATGAGAACCGTTCCATATTCTTCGTGTATGAATAATTTGGGAACATGTTTTGCATAAAATCCATTACCGGCTTCTGTACCTGAAATAACTGTGCCAATCGGTATATCTTGATGATGGAATAATAAATCACGTACTAAATATGATTTACCTGTATCTCTTCGACCGATCATGACGATAACCGGACCTTTATTTTCATCAGGTTTAAATGTTATCCATCTCATATCAAATTTTTTTAATTCTAATGTCATTTAGTATGCTATAGAAGTTTTATGATATTTAATTTTTTTGAATTATACGGATACACGTTTATTTTTCACTAAAATTCTATTAATAAACCTTATATGTCTAAATATAAGGTAAATTATTACAAACCAACAGACATTGATTTATCATTTTTAGAAAAACAATATGATAAAATTAATAGTGAAACATCAGACGAAAATTATAACCCTTATCGAATAACCGATATCCAATTATATAATCCTCTTTATAAAAATTTTTTCGATATGAAAGAAAATAATTATTCAAAAATTGCATTAAACCATAAATTTCACCTACAAGATTTAGAAACAATTTACGAAAAAGATGAAAAGTTGCCTATTTCCAAAAAATCCTTTATCAAATTTTCTCCATTATTAGATCCATATAGATACATGATCGGCAAATATGACATTCATGATAAACGTATAACAACTATGCCAAAATTAAACAGTGATGATACAACTGTAGATAACAAATTACTATCATATCATAATGCTTCTTATATCGACGCTTTTTATAATTATTTGACAAGTATTACATTAAATCATCATGGAAATAAACATGGTATGAATTACTATGGATCCTATATGGGTGTACAGTCTAAATTCCGTGTTTGTTTAACAGATGATGTGGAATATTTACGCAATTCCGAATTTTTTAATGAACATATTGGTAAATTGTTTTACATCGAGGATCGTGGGAGCGAATTATCATTTAATCCCTTTTTAGGAATAGAATCATCACGTAGAAATAAAACAAAAATACATGTATCCGATAGCAATATTGAAATTGAATGTGATGAACTTACTGAAAATTTTGAAACGAACAATAATGATCACTCTGATATTGAAACAGTCTATAATAAATCAATGTCTAATTCATCCACTTCAACCGACAGTTCATCTGATAGCGAAATGAATTACAGTTCATCGGAAGAAGACGATAGTGAAGAAGAAGACGATGAAGAAGAAAATGGTGAAGAAGAAGACGATAGTGAAGAAGAAGACGACGATGAGAGTTCAGATTGTTCATCGGAGGAAGAACTCTATGGTTATATTAATAATTTCCCAATTCAAATGATATGTATGGAAAAATGTGACGGTACTCTCGATGAATTGTTTGCAAAAGACGAAATTGATGAAAAAATTGGGGCCAGTATCTTATTTCAAATTGTTATGATCTTATTGTTATATCAAAAGATGTTTCATTTTACGCACAACGATTTGCATACAAATAACATTATGTATGTGGATACCGAAGAGGAGTTTTTGTATTATATTTACGACAATCATTCTTATAAAGTTCCCACGTATGGCAAAATATATAAAATTATTGATTTTGGTCGGGCAATCTTTACATTCAATGGTAAAATTTATTGCAGTGATAGTTTTGCAAAAGACGGTGATGCAACTACACAATATAATTGCGAACCATTTATGAACGAGAATCGTCCAAGATTAGAACCAAATAATAGTTTTGATTTATGTAGATTAGGTTGTTCCTTGTTCGACTTTGTTACTGATATTGATGAAAATGAAGAGGATCTCGATGAACTACAAAAAACAATTAGACGTTGGTGTTTAGACGACAATGGGAAAAATGTATTATATAAAAAAAATGGGGAAGAACGATATCCCAACTTTAAACTGTATAAAATGATTGCACGTGTTGTTCATAACCATACACCCGAAAAACAATTAGAATTTCCGTTTTTTAACCAATTTTTAACGGATACCGTTATTGAAAATAGTCTGAATATTGACAATTTGCCTAGTTATATTGATAAATAAAATTGAAATATTTTTATTAAATAAATTGTATATAACAAATTATTTAAATGATCAACATGAAACACGCGTATAGTTCTAACACATATACATTGCTGCATTTTGAAAGACACTTTGATCCGAGTGTGTTTTATTCGAAACCTCCTTTAAAACGAACGAAATCGAAGCATCAATCATATTCGAAACCTCCTTTAAAACGAACGAAATCGAAGCATCAATCATATTCAAAACCATCAGTTAAGAAAGAAAAGGATGTTCTTAACATAACAATCAAAAAAAATAGTTCCTTTTCCAATTTGTTTATTTTATCTGGTACAAATTAAAACGACGGATTGTCTGTAAATACTTGTGTCGAAGCATTATTTAATACCTTTGTCTCTGTTACAACATTGAAAAAATCTCTGATGGTTGTTTGAAAATAAAAATACATATAAGACCCAGTAATAGAACACATCAATACCAATAAACAATCACGTACAATATCCTTTAATGGTGTTGCTTCTTCCATGAAATATTTCGTTTCAATAAATTTTGATAAACAAAAGGATAGTGTGATTATAGTCGCAACTACGAATACTTCTTCCATATTCCTAAATATATGTTTATATTCATTTTTTGATTTTTTTTTCAACGAATTGTTATTTTAAAATTATATAAAATGTAGGTTTGTATTTTATATAATATGTGGAATTCATTATTACTTTCGATTGTTATTATTAAATGTATAAGTTATCGAAATCAATTAAAACACCTGCATAACCATGTTCAACAGTGGAAAAACAATACTTTACATGAATTGAATTTGCCGCAAAACTGGACGTTTATTCCATACGATTTACAACCTTATGAAATCGATTTTTTAATCGCGATTTAATGCAATTCCTCGGCTTCCAAGAATATATCTGCACTTTCTATTTTGGATTCTTTTGGTTCATCCAAAACATCAAACCCAGTTAAATCCATGGTGTCTGTATGGATTTTAATACGGTCGTCTTCATCGTCCGAATCTTCTTCTTCGGCAATTTTACGTTCCATAGAACGAGCCATGCTAATGTCCTCCAAACGCTCCAGTGTTTTGGGTGCATCTATGGTCTCTTCTCTATTGTCTGTTGTAATTGCACTGTCTAAATCATTGAATGTTAATTTTGTTACCACCTTTTCATCATCAATGTTTTTAATAGACGGTGTAACCGGAACAACTTCCGCCTCTTCTTCTTTCTCCAATTTTACAACGTCTTCATCTGTTTTTGCCTCTTCTTTTGTTAGTTGTGGTTCTTGGACATTTTCAATAAATACTTCCTCCTCTTGTTCTACACTCTCGTCCATATATGCACGAATAATTGCCTCAGTAGGAATACTTTCACGAATAGTTGTTAAAATTGCTTCTTGAATAATCATTTCTAATTCGCGTGCATTTTTTTGTGTTTGCAATGGAGATATATTCTTTTCAAATAAATATACGTTGGAATATACTTTTCTAGCAGTATGAATATAGACTTTATGAATAAATGGATCTAATTTGGGAATTGCTATATCAATCTTTTTTTGCTTGTTTCCAACGCGAATACAAGTTAAAACTTTCAACTGAATGATATGGACACAGGTTATCAAATCTTCTAAATAATTACAACCAGAACGTTCAATAATCCGTTTTCGTTCTTCTTCCACTATAACAGTGTTCCATTTTGGAATTCTAGAAAGTAAATTTTGAAATGTCATTAAATATTTGTTCATTTCATCTGTATCTACGCACATTTTCCAAGCTTCATCAAATATAGAACGCAAACCTTGTTCTACAAGTGGTGTAAAAACACTTACAAGACGACTACACCATTCATTACGCGCCTCGTGTAAATTTGAAATCACAAAATCATCCATATTTACATATTCGATACATGTAAATATCACTATTAAAACGAACGAAGATTCTCCTTTATCAAATTTAAAAGTGTAAATAACAATATTTTTTCATTACGATATTCTGATTTTATTTTATGAAAATACATGACCACTTCGTTTTTATTTATTTCCGATATAGACAATGTTTGTTTTATCCATTCGATTAAATCAATTGCCGAATAACCATTCTCGTATATTTTTATAGATATTTCTATATATTCTTGATTTGATTTGTCTAAATCACTTCCAAGTACTTCGTTAAACCATTCAATATTATTCTGCTTTTTTCCGTAAATATTATTTAAATGATATTGATGTAAATTATAAGTATGCCCTTCATTATTGATGTTGTCGGGTACGTATATTTCGCAAAAACGAGATAAAATCGGATTTAGCATTTTGTGTTTGTTTTCGACTACAATAAAAAACCGTGTATTATAACTAAATGATTCAATACAACGTCTCATTGCAGATTGGGCATCGATTGTCAAACTATCGGCATTAAATAAAACAATTGTTTTAAATTGAATTCCTTTGTTCCCTTGAATATTTGTTTTTGCAAAGAATTTCAATTCATCACGTATAAATTTAATACCTTTTCCATGAGCACAATTTACATACATGACGTGTGTTTTCAAATTTGATTTGTTTCCGTCGTAAATTTTATTCACAAAATCATATACGAGTGTTTTTTTCCCAGTTCCCGATGATCCATGAAATAACAAATGGGGAATTCTCCGATTGATTAAAAACCCGTTTAATTTTTGTTTAATATTATCGTGAAGATTTAATTGATTTGAATATTCATACGACATGTTTATAAAAATATGAATTTAACATTTATATTTTTTTCGAAGCAACTTACTTTTTTGTCATTGTAATTTCATTTAACATTTGAGTAAATTTATCATTGTCTAGTTTAAACATATTTTCTATATCTATTGTACTCATTTTTGTATATATTTGTTGAAGAGTTTTTTTATTTTCGTTTGACAGTTGATCAAGTGTTATCATATTTTCCGTAGGAGCATTATTCAATCCCGATTCTATTTTATCTAAAACAGGATCATCTACTTTATTGAGATATTTTTCAAATTCTTCCTTTTCTTCTTTTGTGGTTAATGATTTTTTTGTAATTTCGATTTGATTTAGAATTTCATTATCTTTTGTTTTCTTATCGTCTTTCGAATTCATAATAACCATCATCTTTTTTGCTAATGAATTTAATTTCTCGGAGTTTGCTTTAAATCCTTCCACATTCACAAATTTATATTGAAAAATGTGAAAAAACAAAAGAGACACAATTACGCAATTGAATAATATAACGATTACTTTTGTGTTCTTCGATGATTTTTTATATAAAATAATACTTATTAAAGTAATATATAAGGCAGTGCTTATTAGTAGAGAGGTATTCATAACTATACATTCTTATTATATTTTTATATAAAATTGAATGTATTAAAACGGGAATATGTTTTGTAAAAGATAATAAACCGAAATCATGAATCAAACTATGGAGAAATCGAAAAATGTTATAAAACGAGTGGGTAAATCCTTTCGCTTAATCGATTTTCACATGTTTAATCGGCAGGGGGAAATACATTCCGACGATGATTCTAGTATAGATAGTTCAGAAAAGGCATCTAAATGGAATGATGATCCTGAAAATTTCATAATTCAAATGTTTGGTATTAATGAAAAGGGAGAAACCTGCTGCATATATTTGAATAGTTACAAACCATTCTTCTTTATTAAAGTAGGTGATGATTGGAATGAACAGTTGGTAATGGAACTAAAACGAGATATTCAAAGAAAAATTGGAAAATATCACAGCAAATCGATAATATCAATGGAACTCGTTGATCATCACAAATTATATGGGTTCAGTGGTGGAAAAAAACACAAGTTTGCTAAGATTACTTTTCAAAATACTGTGGCAATGAACAAGGTACGTAATTTGTGGTATTATTATGTAGAGGATACTAAAAACCCAAAAGGAGGAAATATTCGCAAATTGAAGGGTTACAAATTTCCCGAAAGGGGCGTTAATTTGGAATTATATGAAAGCACGATTCCACCTCTTCTTCGATATTTTCATATTCATAATATAAGTCCATCTGGTTGGGTGTTTGTGAATACCAGACAATGTATTGTTCCTGAAAAACGCACATCTACTTGCAAATTTGAATATATATGCAAACATACTTCCATTATACCCATGCCATCGAAAGAAACAATTGTTCCTTATAAAATATGTAGTTTTGATATTGAAGCAAGTAGTAGTCACGGTGATTTCCCTTTACCTATCAAAACATATAAGCGACTGGCCACGAATATTGTCGATGTATTTATGCGAAGACAAAATTCCGTTCAAAAATTGACAAATGTGACTGCTACAACATTGATGAAAAAGTGTATATTGGCCGCATTTTCATATAGTACATTTGAAAATATTGATGTAGTGTATCCAAAAGTCAGTCCGAATAAAAAGTTTATCCAACAATCAATTGAAACCTTATTTTCCACTCCTGTTGTTGATATTGTCTCAAGGAAACATGCCAAAGGATTGGACATCGAAACCACGTTTGAAACGTTGAAGGAGAATTTGGATCGTATCAATGAAAACGTACAAGATGATGTACAAGATAATCAAGAATCTACCTCATTACCAATATGGAGCAAAATGAAACCGAATAAAAATTTATTGAAAAAGGCAGATAATAAATTGAAAATAGTGGATATTTTGCTCAGCGAAAATTATGAACGTGATGAGAAAATCAAACTATTAAACATCCTTCTCCAACCAGACGATGAGAAAGGTATCCCTATGGGACATGCTTTGAGGTTGTTTCCGAATTTGGAAGGAGATAAAGTAACTTTTATTGGTTCCACATTCTTGCGATATGGAGAAAAAGAACCCTATTTGAATAATTGTTTAGTATTGGGTGGGTGCGATGACGTTAAGGGTGCAGAAATTGAAACTACTGAGACAGAGGAAGAGTTGTTACTTAAATGGCGAGACTTGATACAAAAGGAGGATCCGGATGTTATCATAGGATACAATATATTCGGATTTGATTATGAGTTTATGTTTCGCAGAGCACAAGAAAACAATTGCGAAACCGAATTCTTGAAACTATCACGAGTTGTAAATGAAATATGTGCCAAAGAAAACAAAACAGACAGAGACAATGATTATTCCATCGAAAATACGCAAATTGTATTGGCAACAGGCGAATATGATCTGCGATTTTATAAAACAACGGGGCGTTTGCAAATTGATATGTATACTTATTTTAGACGCGATTTCAATTTGGCATCGTATAAGTTGGATGATGTGGCGGGTCAATATATTAGCGATAGTGTAAAACATGTGAAATACAAAGAACATTCTACTTTTGGAAAAGTGACCGAATTATATAGCAAAAATCTGGCCGGACTGCATGTGGATGATTTTATTCATTTGGAACTTACCAGTTTCACATCTGATTATTATAAAGGTGGCAAAAAATTCAAGGTATTGGACATTGAATTTGGTAAGGAATTATCAGAAAACGTAAAAGGCAATAAATACAATGTCATTACGATCGAAGGAACACATTTAGATGATGTTTCTAAGAAAAGTATTAACTGGTGCGTAACTAAAGATGATGTAACACCCCAAGACATTTTCCGACTATCGAAAGGTTCGGATGCAGACCGTGCAGTCGTTGCGAAATATTGTATTCAAGATTGTAATCTGGTCCATCATTTGATGACAAAGATCGATGTATTAACTGGTTACGTAGAGATGTCTAGTATTTGTAGTGTTCCGATTTCATTCTTAGTATTTCGCGGTCAAGGTATCAAATTGACTAGTTATGTCGCGAAGAAATGCAGAGAAAAAGACACATTGATGCCCGATTTAGATAAGACATATGGTGGTGATGGATATGAAGGTGCTATTGTATTGCCTCCAAAATGTTCGATGTACATGGACAATCCAGTCGCCTGTGTAGATTATGCGTCTCTGTATCCGTCATCCATGATTAGTCAAAATTATAGTCACGATAGTAAAGTTTGGTCAAAAGAATACGATTTAACCGGTGAATTAGTAAAAGAAACGGGCGAAAAAGACAATAAAGGCAATTATATTTATGATAACTTGCCCGATTATGAATATATCGATATTGAATTTGATACATATAAATATAGTCGCAAGACACCTACTTCGCGTGCCGAAAAGGTTATTTGTGGAAAAAAAATGTGCAGATGGGCACAATTACCAGAAGAGCAAAAATCCATTATGCCCGCTATTTTGGAAGAATTGTTATCTGCAAGAAAAGCCACCCGCAAAAAAATCAAAACCGAACCCGATCCATTTATGCAGAACATTTTGGACAAAAGACAATTGGGTTATAAGGTGACTGCCAATTCGCTGTATGGACAATGTGGCGCGAAAACATCCACATTTTATGAGCAAGATGTGGCGGCATCTACCACTGCAACCGGTCGTATGATGATTATTTATGCAAAACGTATGATTGAGGAAGTGTATGGTGATCATGTGTATCAAACGAAAGAACATGGTGCGGTAAAATGCCGTGCTGAGTATATTTATGGAGATACGGATTCCGTGTTCTTTACCTTTAATTTGGAAGATCCAGTATCTGGAGACAAGATTCGTGGTCAAAAAGCGTTAGAAATCACGATTGAAATTGCCCAAGTGGCCGCAAACCTATGTACGCAATTCCTGAAGGCTCCACAATGTTTGGAATATGAAAAGACACTCATGCCCTTCATCTTGCTGTCTAAAAAGCGTTATGTGGGCATGTTGTATGAAGATGACCCAAATAAAGGTGATATGAAATATATGGGTTTATCGTTGAAAAGGCGAGATTCATGCGATTATTTAAAAGATACGTATGGTGGAATATTGAACATATTGATGAAAGAAAACAATATCCAAAGCGCAATTGAATATTTGAACAATTCGTTGGAGAATTTGATTGCAGGAACCGTACCTATGGAAAAACTTGCCATCACAAAGGCATTGAAAAGTGATTACAAAAATCCAATGCAAATTGGGCATTGGGTTCTTGCCGAAAGAATCGGTAAAAGAGATCCTGGAAATCGACCGAAACCAGGCGATCGTATGAAATTTGTATTTGTAGTAAATAACAATAAGAAAGCGCTTATGGGTGACAAAATTGAAACAACCGAATATATTGTAGAAAATAAATTGCCAATCGATTATACCCATTATATTACGAATCAACTAATGAAACCATTGCAACAATTGTTTGGTCTAGCCCTGGAACCTATATGGGAACATCAACACAAAACAGGTGCAATAAAGACATATAAACGCGAGGTTGTTAAATTAGAACGCGAAAATCCTGACATGGAACAATTTATGAAAAAAAAGGAAAAATATTGCTCCACTAAAATAAAAACCCTTCTGTTTGATAAATTCTTGACAAAAATTGATCACAAAAAAAACGGGATACAACCATTGACAAAATTCTTTGCATCGACTTAGTATATTGTTGTGTATTTAGAGTCTTTTGATTCTTGTAATTTGTTTATATGTATATTTTTATTGGATTATATTTTGTTTTATAGTCATCATCGTTTCATCATGTTTCGATTCGTTTTTATCTACATATAGTTTATAATGACTGCTTGGACCGATACTGTGTCGAAAACATTTAAAAATGGACGTTTGTCAAATCCTGCATACCAATTTAAGGATGCATTACAGGATGCTAAGAAATTTTACAAAAAAGGCGAGGTAGCCGTTGTTGGCGTTGCTAAGAAAACAAGAAAGGTAGTAGGTAAGGTTGCCAAGAAAACCGGAAAGGCAGTAAGAAAGACAGGAAAGGTAGTAGGTAAGGTTGCCAAGAAAACTGGAAAAGCAATGAGAAAGACTGGAAAGGCAATTAAATCTGGTTTGAAGAAGCGTTCTTCAAAATATAGTGGAAAAACAAGAAAAAATAACAAGAGTCGCAAATATAAAAAGATGAAGGGGGGTGATCCTATGCTTCCTGGTTACAATTCGAGTGATAGTGGTAGTAAATTTAATTAAATCAATCCTATTACTTCTCATTCTGGTGCAGGTGCTGGTGCAGGTGCTGGTGCTGGTGCTGGTGCTGGTGCTGGTGCTCGTCTTCATCAAAATATTTAACCATGAGGTCCATTACTAAGTCGTCAATGATATAAGTAAATAACAATAAAATTGATTTTTAATTAATATGTTTTAATAATTATAATAAATTCCCGTTTTATTATAATAATGCGCAATCCCGTCATCATTTCTTTGGAAGGTAATATCGGTGCCGGAAAATCGACGTTTTTAGAATGTTTTGAAAAGCATTTAGGCAAAGATTCGAAGTGGATGTTTTTGAAAGAGCCCGTTCATATTTGGGAAACCATAAAAGATAACAATGGTAAAACCGTTCTTGCCAATTTTTACGAAGATCCTAACAAATATGCATTTGCGTTTCAAGTAATGGCATATACCACTCGATATCAGGAATTAAAGCGTATTATAAAGGAACATCCTAACTGTGAAGGTATTATTTGCGAAAGATCTTTAGACGCAGACAAACATATCTTTGCGAAAATGTTGCACGGGGATGGATTGATGGATGATATTATGTATAATATTTACGAACGGTATTTCTCCGAATACGAAGGAAATTTCAAATTGGATGGGATTATTCATATTGATGCATTGCCAGAAACATGTTTTGAGCGAGTCGAAAAAAGATCAAGAAGTGGTGAAAATAAAATAGAATTATCTTATCTTCAGAAATGTCAAGAGTTTCATGATGAATGGTTAGCAAATACAAATACTCCTGTTTTAAAATTAGATGTAAATGAGAATATTGTCAATAACTTTGAAGAAAATAATCATATACAATCATGGGCAATAAAAGCCAAACAATTTATTGAATTATTTAAACAACCAACCATGGTTTCAAAAAAATTACTTATTTAAGGTTTTGGGCTAATTGTGCCTCTATATCAGAATTTTCCTCCTTTTTTTTAAGTTGCTGGGATTTAAGTTGCTGGGATTTAAGTTGCTGGGATAATTGTCCCTCCATATTAGATTTGTTCCCAGTACTCGCAGTAACCGTATTGGTTGCAGTGGATGCAGTGGATGCAGTGGATGCAGTGGATGCAATATTGGTTGCACTGCTCGTATCATTTTTTTGTTGGTCACCTCCTTCACCTGGTGAAACTTCATATTGATTATTTTTGAAAGATACAGTGAAAGATTTAGAACTAATGATTAATTGACATTCTTGAATTTTATTACCCGAATAAGTAATTTTTGGTATTTCAATAGTAGTCATTTATAATAATATTATATAATATTATTATAAGAATGACTGAAATAAAAGAGGATAGTAATTATAATTTTAATGTTTGGATGATTGTCTATTCTCCAAATAAAAAAAGAGTGAATAATTTTAATCATATCAACAAATCAATCCAATCAAATTATTTTCCAGCAATCGACTCCATATCTCATTTCAAAATATATTCCGATTTTGCGATTCATAAAAATTATTGTACCACTTCTTACAGAGATAAATATAAAGGTCGCCCTGGAAAATTAGGTTGTAATTTATCACATCAATTGCTTTTGGACACTATACAAGAAACAAGTAATACAGAATGGAATTTAGTATTAGAAGATGATATTGATATTAATGTTGAATTATTTATGAAGGATGTGCATGGAATTTTGAAGCAAGCCGATGAAAAAAATTGTTCTTATATTCAATTATACATACATCCTAAATTCATTGATATACAAACAAAACAAAAGGAAAAGGTTGGTGAAAATTTATATGATATGTGTTTTCAATGGGGAACTGTGGCATATTTTATTAAGAAAAAATCAATTCGTGAATTTACTAAGCAATATCCATTGTCTGAGAATATTGACGTTGAATACAACAATATGATACATAAATGGAATTCGTTATGTTGGGTAAATAGTGGCATTGATACACAAGGTTCAGTTGATAACAAAGACAACAATAGCAAATTTGGGTCTTTAATTTATAATAAATCCGAAAATTGTTGATAAATTTATACAGAAATTTATCAATATTTATTTCTTTTTGTGATACTTTTTATTGGATTTTCTATGTTTTTTGGCAGTTTTTCTGTGTTTCTTTACTTTGAAACGGACTGATTTAGACTTTCTTTTTTTGGTTTTTCTTTTACCACCTGATTGGACTGTTTTGTCTGTTTCAGTACTATCTCTCAAAAACTCAGGATCCTTCGCCTCCTCATCATTATTTTCGACAACATCAACTTTTGTATCAACTGGTGGAACAATCATTGTTAATTTTTGTCCAAGAAGTTTCTCAAGAATAATTTTGTTTTGTATTCCAAGATCTTTACTTAATACAATGATGTTATTTTCAATTTTGAATGAACCTGATATAATTGTCCCGCCCACTTTTGATTTCGAAGGAACATATTGCACTCTACCTTGTCCAGATACAATCTCACCGGTCTTTTCATAACCAAACAGAATTTGTGTAGAACCTACTGCTTTATTTGCAAATTTAAATCCAGACATTCCAGTTAATGCACCAATATCATTATCTAGAGTGTTCAAGACTGTTCTATCGGGTTTAATAGTACCATCAGGAAAGATAGCCTGTCTAATATATCTACATATGTTAGCATTTGTTTTTTTTCCTACATCATCTGTTACAGCAATTTTTTTACCACCATTTGATGATATTTTATTAACAGTTGCACCGACGTCGATCTCACTATTTGATGCAGATGTATTTAATAAATCAAAATTTGCCACATTTTCTAATTGAACTGCGTAGTATTCTTTTGTTGTAGCATTGAATGTACCTTTAACATCACTTGTTATCGCCACACCGGTAACAGTACTCGTTAAAGCAATAATATTCGTCTTATACGTTCCAAGACTTGCGGATAAATCCATACCAATAACATCAGATACTTTTTGTACTGCTAGTACTTCTTGTACTGGAGTCTTTAACATTGGATTCTCACCAGTGACGCTTGAATTATTAGGAAATGTGTCTAATACTGGATCATTCATTTTTACGATTTAATATATATTATGAATATAAATTATTTGTCACATTATAGTAAGTATGAAAACATCTCGAAGTAAAATATATTTGCCATATATTCGTTTTGCAACAGTTTTAGCAATGGTTGCCATTTGTATTATCTTTTACATAGTCATTACGCGCTATATACAATCGAAAGATGAAACACTAACTAAAGAATCCTTCTTGGACTTTTCTGAAAAAACAAATGTAGGAATTGTATCCATGATAAAAAAACCCAAAAATATAGAAACATGGCTAAAGAAGCATCGCGATCTAGGAGTTTGTCATTTTTACATTCGTTTAGAAGAAACGCCAGAATTAGAAGAATATTTAGAACAACAACCCGACGTTACGTTGCAAAATGGAAAATCATCTGGTGTTAATGAGTACGGAGAAATACAAACGCGTCAGAATGCGTGGGTAAATGAGGCATTTCAATTAGCAAAATCAGACGATAGTCCTACCAAATGGTTGATTCATATTGACAGTGATGAAATTTTACAAGGTAATCTAAAGAAAGTCCAAGAACTCCCAGATAACATCCGCACATTTTTGATGCAAAATAAAGAGGCCAAATTCGATAAGGTGCCAGGAGAAAGTGATAATTGCTTCAGTGCCAAGAAATTTGCCAATTGTGGTAAAAAAGGGTCTGGATGTGTTAGTTATGTGAATGGAAAAAGCGGTGGAAGAGTGGATAGTGATGTAAAATGCAATGGACCTCATCGAATGAAAAGTTCCAAAGAAAAAGATTCTATCAAATTGGATGATTTAGAAGTCGAACATTATGAAAGTTGCGATTTCAATATGTACAAACAGAAATTTAAGAATCTTTCTGTCCAAGATAAAAAGAATGACATTCCATTTACTTACTACAATGAATCTATTGAGGCGGCAAAAGAAGATAATGATGATAAATTGCAACAAGTATTTCAAAAATATCGTGTCGTGTAAATTTTTACCAATATAAAAATTGTTAAAAATTGTTAATGTTTTGTTTTTGTAGATAATTTTTTTTTTTTTGTTTGTTTTCCTTTTTTTTTATTACGAATTGTTCTTCTGCGTATTTTTCTAGTTTTCCCACCCTTTTTTGGTTCTGCATCTTTTACTTTTAATAAATCAACTAAATTGTCTTTCGTCATTAAAGAATATTTGGTTATCAACAAACCTAACATACCGGTCAAAGGACTCGTTGGAATACTGGTTAGAGTTTCATTCATTTCTTTTTTATTTATTTTATATGATTTTAATACCTCCTCTATTTTTGCATCTAGTTCTTTTGGTATATCATCAATAGGGTTTGTTTTTTTTACTGGTAATTGTGTTTTTTCTAGATCATCTTTATTCATCTTGTTCTTTCCACTTTTCAATTGATATGTATCATATTCGTTGTTACCTGTACCTATACCCGGAATCATTCTTGGTGTTACCATCTTACCTCCCGATGATGTATCCATTTTGTTTTGTTCCCTTCTAATAAATTCATCTAACTCGTGACAATTATGTATAGTTGTTAATTCTGTATCCTCATACTCAACAATTCCATGTTTGTTTAACACATAAGGTATTAATTTTTTCCACCAAGTGTTCATTTGTTTCTGCGTTGCTTCAAACCATTCTTTTGTAATTTCATCGTCATTCTCGGGTAATGTTATAAATGTGTTTGGAGGAGTAAATTTATAGGCGAAACAATCGTGAAGTAATTTATTGTTGGTATTAACCTGGTCTTTTATTGAAAGTAATTCTTGATCGCGCACCTCTTTTTTCAGACGTTCTGCTTCTTGTGCCTGTGCCTGTGCTTGTGCCTGTGCTTGTGCTTGTGCCTGTTCTTGTATTCTACGTTCTTCTTGTGCCTGTGCCTGTTCTTGTATTCTACGTTCTTCTTGTGCCTGTGCCTGTTCTTGTATTCTACGTTCTTCTTGTGCCTGTGCCTGCATTCGACGTTCTTCTTCTTCTTGTGCTTGTGCCTGTGCCCGTGCCTGTTCTTGTATTCTACGTTCTTCTTGTGCCTGTGCCTGTGCCCGTGCCTGTTCTTGTATTCTACGTTCGATCGCAGTTTCTTCTTGACGTGGTTCCTCATATTTCAGTGTTTGTTGTTGTTTTAAATAATTGGAATTAACTATTTGATATTGAATAAATCGTCGTATGATGGTTTTAGAATCCCCTTTTTTTTGTTTGATTGACTCGATCATAGTAAGAAGTGTCTCTCTTGTAATCGGACTTTGCATTCTTGGAAGTTGCTCTAAATTTATATTTATAAATTGTATCACTTTTCGTTGGAGTACAAGTTCTTTTCTTTCCCTTCCGTATAATAAAAATAACAAATTTTTTGCAATTTGTTGAATATAAACAGGTGTTACACCTTTTCCAGAAAATGTGGATTTGTTATTCATATATACTAACCAATTATATGACCACCACTTATTATCATCGCTTAGCTGAGTGTTTTTAGTTGCTCTATTATCAGTGTATTTTAAAAATTCTACTTGAAAAAATTGTATAATACGAAAAAATCTACGCATTAATTTGTCTTCATCGTCTGCGTTTTTAAAATCTGTTATCAGAGAATTTATATAAATTGTATCTTGTCTTTGTAATATATTATATCGCCCCCAATCAATGGTAAGAGCTCTGGTTTTATTGAATTTTATTTTTTGTGTATTTATATTTCCGGGTTTGTTTAATGTCATTTTGTTATCATAGTACGCATTTTTATCATCAGACAATATGCGATCATGGTCGCATTGAAACACAGTATTTGGGTTAAGGTCAGTTGCAATTACAATATTCGCACTATGAAAATCACAATGCATATACCCAAAACTAGCAGCAGTAAGAATTGCATATAATGCTAAGGAAGTGTCTATTTCATCTCCTTTTTTACCTGGATTTAGTCTCATAACTGTATTAAATGAATTTTTATGCGTTCCTATATAATCCATTCGTGGTTCCGTCTTTGAATACACATTCAAATCTAATTTAAATTTCATTCCATCACTATCTAAAAATTCTTGCGCAATTATACCAAATATTTGTCCTCTTTTTGCTAAAGTAACAAAGTTATTCATTGCGTTTCTATTTTCATAATTATTATTATTATTTCCTAGTATAGATGATATTTTGTCTAACAATATGTTTTCAATTGATTTCGATCTTCCAGGGCTTACATATTTTAAATTATTTACTGCAAATAGAACGGTCGGTGTAATCGGTTCAAATAAAGCAGGCGTCTTAAATGCTAATAGATTTTGTATGTTAGCCTCTTTATCAAAAGTATCAAAAGATGCTATTTCTTTACTTAAGTCACGTAGGTAACCACCCCTAGAACCTGTCCACATCGCTTTTATTAAAATAGTAGTTACTTTTTCAGGAGATTGTGAATTATTATTTTCTACTTGTTCAACCCCCCGAAATCTATAATAGGGACTGTTTTCTTCACGCTTCACGGTTAATAAAAACACATAACCAGATGCGGTGTTAACGGAAATAAGACGACTTACCTCACTATTGTCTAAAAATTGATAAAATGCATCCTGTGAATTTATTATAGATACAACACCTCCTTTTTGCATAATATAATATAATGACATAAAATTGATGTCTCTTAATTAGTTTGTTCTATTGTAATCAACAGAATAAAATGAGTACAAGAAAAAATCGTTCGCGTATTATGGTATTTGACGTGGAGACGTCCGGGTTATTGCCCAGGGATATGACAGATGTCCCCCTTGAACAACTTCCCTACATACTCCAACTTAGTTTTGTCATTTTCGAAACAAATGGTTGGCGTGTAACAAAGGAGGTAAATGATTATGTAAAGGTAAGTGAATCGGTGGAAATCATTCCGAAAATAACAGAATTAACCGGTATTACACGCGAAATGTGTAACAAGGGAACTTCTATCCAAGAAGTATTAAATGAATTTTGCGAAGAATACATGAAATGTGATATGATTGTGGCCCACAACATCCATTTTGATCGAAGAATGATCAAATTGGAATTACAAAGAAATAAAGACAATATGGACCCGCTACATGTAAATAACATATTCAATGTGGAATATGAAAAACAAAACGACATAATCAACTATTGTACGATGTATAGTAGTCGCAATTTATGCAAAATCGAACGAAAAAACGACAAAGGAGAAACGTATTACAAAGTACCCAAATTATCCGAATTGTACGAGCATTTGTTTAACACAGAACCGCAAAACTTGCACAATTCATTGGTAGATACGTATGTTTGTCTGCGTTGTTTGGTAAAGATGCGATTCAAGTTTGATTTAAAGATTCCATTGCATCGATTTATGTAAAAACAGGGGTAAAAAACAGGGGTAAAAAACAGGGGTAAAAAAAAGGGGGGGGGGTAAAAAATAGAATGTATTTTTGTTTTTTTATTGAAAAAAATAATAATCAAAATGTTATATGCATTAGGTATGA